GAAGGTTTTCTTGGTCCCACAGACAATCCAAGAGACAATCCATATTACAATTATCCATATAGTATACCATTTGACCCTTTGATTCTAGCATCCGAAGAAAAATTCTACAATCTTCTTAGTGAAATTGTTATAAGCTTGTACTTCAGTACAGGTACACCAATGCAAAACACGCTGTATTCTCAAGAGGTTTCGGATTTTCGTGACTATATTAGGAGAGAAACTTATAGATTTATTGATGTTGCCACTCGATATCAAGACAACAGACCGTGGAGTGACTTGCCTCTATTGATAGATCCGGATAACTGCAATCCTTCTATACAAATTAATGATCAAGACTCATTGGGTCCTTTTGATCATCGTAACACTAATTTTTTTGGCAGAAATAAAGTTTTACGACACATAAACGAAAAATATTTTGATGGTAAATTGTTACCAAAAGGTTCTATGTTTGGTAGCGACACAGAAATAGCATGTATATATAATCCTAATTTGATAGGACAAATTCTAGAATCTAGTCCAGATTATAGACCAAGAATAGATGGCGAACCAGGATATACTCCAGAACTAACTTGGGAGGTTTTAAGAAATTATTTAATATCAAATTCTATGCCTGTTTGGCCAACAAAGTCCGAAGAATGTGAATGTGCGGATTGTCCTGAGGGTTATGTTTTTTGTGCGGATTCAAGTCCAGAAGAATCATATTGTGTGCCAGAGTGTTGTGGCGGTCAAATATTGAAACAAAAAATATCTGGATGTGAATGTGAATGTCCAAAAGGTTATGAGTGGGTTGTTTGTTATAGTAGCGATTGTAGAAAGAAAATTAAAGATTGTCAAACCGAACCGGGATATTGTGTCAAATCCCCGGATCGTAAAATTAGAGAAAGATTAATTTGGGATAGTGTAGAATGTAAGTGGATATGCAATCCTGTTATAGACATAAATGATAAATTATCTCAATCAACAATTGTATGGGCGGATTCTCAAGGTGCAAGAATAGACGTTTCTCCAACTCCAGGAGCTGGTTCAGCATTATACATACCACCGTGTGATCCTATTGTTGATGAAAATGATCAAATAATACAACAATCAAGAATTCCAGAAAATGATTGCGATTGCGAACCTGTTGATACATCTTCTGGTAGCTATTGGGAAGATGCTGGAATTCCAGAAGTTCCTCCCGGATATGTATTAATCGACAATCAAGTACTAAAACTTTTAGACTAGAAAGAAAAAGCAATGGTATATATCAAAGAAAAAAAAGAAGAAGAAGAAAATGAATTTGTAGAAGGTTTGGCAGAAGCTATAGAAAAAGCTCACGACGAAGGCAAACAACCCGGCTGCCCAGAAGGCCAAACTTTTGGATTAAGAATAGCACTTCCTTTCCCTTATATTACCGACTGTGGCTGTTGGGACGAAGCAATATGGCCAGCTGCACTTAGTTTTGGTGGAACAAAACTGCTTGGAAGTGGAGCTAAAAGAATCTTAAACCGAGTTTTTCTAAGAAGAGCTCTTAAAGATGCTTACTCTAAAGGATGGGATGTTGTGATAGCTAGTGTTCGTTTAAGAAATAGAGTAAGAAATGTTGTAGAGAGCAACATAATTTCACCAATGAACAAACTTAAAAAACTATGGAAAGCTCTTAATGGTACAGATCTTGACGACCTTTATGAGTATATTACACGTACAACAAACGATGCTCTTAAAAAAATTGAAGAGCTCGGTGCAAAAGTAGGAAAAAGAAAATTTCAACAAAGAGACGCTTTTCTTGATGAGTTATATACCAATCCACAAACACGTGAAGCTTTTATTGCAGAGTTTAAAAGCTCTATTTCAGAGATTGAATCTGTGTTGAATAGTGTTAAAACAACAGTTAGTGGTATAGCGGCGAGATTGGATGATGCTGGTGGGGTTATAGGTAAAGTTGATGTAAAAGATGCTCGGAGGGCCATAACAGAAATTAATAGAAATACAGATGATATTATTAATGATTTTGCAGAGCTTGTAGCACAGATAGATAACGCCGCTGTTCAAACAAAAACAATTTCTGATAGACTAATATCTATTCTTGCCTACGCTGATGCTATATTAAGTTATTTAACAGTTGTTGTACCCAAAGAATGCGCACCATTAAGAATGGATGAACAACTAAAAACTGATTACGAAGGCCCGTTTGATCCTAGATTAGGGGGCGGTACTCCAGAAAGACTTATTCAAGCAGTTGATTCGATATATTTTCAAGGTAAATGGAAAGGAAGTAAATGGGATAGTAGTTATTTTTGGCCAGTATTAAGAAATCTTAAGTGCGGAGAAGCTGATCCTAAAATTGCCGAAGCCTTAGGAGATAAGCCATCATGGGAAAAAATAAGACAGGTATTAATCGATAATAAACTTCCAATTTGGCCAGAAATGAATGCGGATTGTCAATGTGTTGATTGTCCTGAGGGCTACGGTCTATGCACAACCACTGCTAATATACCCTTGGTTGGTTCAGATTCTTATAATATCTGTTTACCTATATGTGGAGGATTAGAAGTTAAGCCATCTCTTGATGTTGAAGCTGTTGGAGACACTATAACAAAAAATAATTGTGATGTCGGTTGTCCTGATGGTTATGAATGGGTTTATTGCGATAGTAGCGAGTGCGATAAATCTGATTGTAAAGATGGTAAAGATTTTGGTTTTTGTGTTAAGACTCCAGAAATAAATAGGCGTCTTAGAGACAACGGTATTGATCCCCAAGAAAGTGGTCCGTTGGTATGGGACAGAAATGCCTGCAAATGGGTATGTAGGAATGGACGTTACATTATGGATTGGGGAGACGGAGATCCTGCTCCGCCAGAAGGTGTTAGTCCAGAAGACTGGTATGGTCCAGTATATTCTGATGATCCACGATTCGATGAAAGAGTTACTATAAGAACTGGTACTGCTACAAATCTTGGCGGATTACCTGGTTACACTGGCACAAAATCTGTACCAAAATATATTTTCCGACGAGATAGATTTGAAATTGAGCTTTGCGAAGATAATCAATTTCGAATTCCTGAAAATGATTGTGAGTGCGAAGAAATAATGATAAGTTCTGGTGACACCGGTGAAGAATATGGCTTACCTGAAGTTCCAGAAGGATATATACTCTTTGATGGCAATGTTATACCAATTATAGAAGATTCTGATTCTATAACAATTGAATAATATTATGAGACAACAAAAACTAGCCGGACAAGAAAATAGTCTATTGCAAAATATGGCTGATGCGATAGAAGACTATTTTGATAGAGTTACTGCTGCTGGTGGTAGATTTCTGGTTAATTGTGAGACACCTGGACATAGCTGGGGATGGAAAATAGATAGCGATGGTGTGCGAATAGTTGAGTGTGGATGTTATGTCGAGGCAGTTTGGCCTATAGTAGCAACATCTGTGTTAGGAGGTCTTGGTAAGGTTATAGGTACTACTGCTGGGAAAAAAATTACTAGAAAACTTTATACTAAATATGCCGAATCATTTTGTTGGTGGTATAGTAGTAATATTGCTTTGGATTTTAAAAATAATTTAGACCTTTTTCGCAGAGGTTTGCAGTTTGGTTTAAGATTACCTGATGTTCCACCTGGATACATTAGGGTTTGGAGAGGAGAGGGTAGAAAAGCTGCTCATGAATTATTGAAATGTTCTGATTCTATGACCACAACAGGACGCTGGTTTACTCCGTATAGAGGTACGGCTAGGAAAGGTTATACGGGTTTATTTGATTCTTTTATGATGGGCCCTAGTACACCATTGGAAAGAAATTGGATGTACTATCTTGATATTCCAGAAAGCGAATATAAGAAAATGGTTTTGTCTAACCAGATTGATGGATATTGGAAATTTTTACCGGACGATGTGACTAACCTTTCTGAGGATATTGTTGTAAAGCTAGGAGCTAAGTATGATGCTGCGGGTAATTTTATAGGTACATTAAAAAGAAAAGACGGTAAGATAGTTTTAGAAGGTAGCAATGGTAATATATATGACGCTGTAAACCAGGGTTGGCACGAAACGATTACTACCGATTTACTTGGAACAGATGGTAAGATTAGCTATAGAGTAAATAGGCCGACAGTTTTGAAAGTTCGTAATGCTGATGGTTCTATTTCTAAAGTAGTAGATATACCGGGGCCAGAACACATAGATCTAAACCCGCAACTATTTCCTTGGAGTGAACGATCTGCATCTGAGGAAGTTTTTCTTACAGACGAATGGATAGGCAAGGCAAAAGCTTCAGTTATTGATAATGTTGACGAAATAGAAGCTTCATTAACTTGTGCAGCTGATAAAGTATATGAAAAGATGGAACAAATTGTGATTTCTGATCGTGGACCCAGGGCAACACTAATAGCAGACGGAACAACTATAACGGATGTTGGTGGTATGATACAAAAAATAAGCCCAGGGCCACTAGCCGAACAATTTATTGACCCAAATAACGTAAAATTAAGACAACAATTCAACGATGAATTAATAAAAGTATTAGAAGAATACGAAACTGTAGTATCGAAGTTTTTTGATATTTCATATATTGAATCATCGCCCGGTGGCTACCCCGCGTTACCAGACTTAGACGGCGGCTTGAGAGAAATCTCAAGATTAAAAGAAGCAATATCTATTCCTAATGGATCTATTGGGGCACAAATATTGTCTAGATTTAGCAATATTATAGCATTTGCAATCAATATTTTAAATTATGCAACTATAGTAGTAGATAAAGAATGCTCAACAATTATCACAGATGATACTGTAAGATCGTATTCTAATGGCCCTAGTGATAAAAATGCTTTTGGTCCCAAATATAGATATACTATAGAAAATACTGTTGATGCAATATACTTTGGTGGTAAATGGAAGGGTGCATCTATACAAGGGAATATTGCTGGAGGTTTTGTGCTGGGTGCCGGTTTTAGAAAACAAGATAAGGTTTGTGCCGAAATAGCTGAAGCTTTGGGTGATGAGCCTAGCTGGGATAAAATTTACCAAACATTAATTGATCATAGATTGCCTGTCTGGCCTAATATGACAGAAAATTGCGAATGTACCGAATGTCCTTCTGGTTATCAGCTTTGTTCCTATGGCAATCTTGTTAATTTATATACCGATGTTTACAATATTTGCTTACCTGTATGTGGAGGACAAGAAACAAAATCCATATTAACATCGGGAGTTGCAGTAAGAGCTAATTGCGAACTTGGTTGTCCAGATGGTTATCAGTGGGTTGAATGCAGTAAAAGTGATTGTCCAGAGAGTGTTCCGTGTTCTGACTCTAGTTATAATGACAATAAGTCGTCGGGTTTTTGTGTTAAAATTCCAGAAGCTAATAAATTTAGAGAATTCGATTCTCCAATGTTCAGTAGCGATACAGTGTCTGTACCACCTAAGTATGGAAGATTATTTTGGGATCCTACGGTGTGTCGCTGGATTTGTAAAAACTTTGTGGATGTACAAGAAATAGTAAGACCGGATGGAAGTATAGAAATAGTTACTCCAGACAATTGGGAACCAAGATTTAGCACAGGATCTGCTTCGATTGACTTACTCAACCCCTTTACTCCAAATAGAGTGATTTTTTATAGTGAATGTCCAGAAGGCTTTATCAGAATACCAGAAAACAATTGTAGTTGTGAAGAATTAAACAGCTCTGGTTCATACGACGATATAGGCATTCCAGAAGTACCAGAAGGTTATATATTATTCGATGGTAATGTTATTCGTCTTATAGACGAAGACAACCCATCTTATGGCGATTCGGGGGACCCAGAATGTAGTTCTATAGACAGCCTTAAAGAAGAAAATCCTAATTCTAGCCTAGGACAAATAATTGGTAATTTTATTACCATGTCATCGTTCATGCTTATTTGTTTTCAACAATCAGATGAACAAAAAGATAACTGTAAAGATCTAACCCCTTCGCAACAAGAAAAATTAGACACTTTAATACGAATATCAGACGAGAGTTACTATACTAAAACTTTTGGTTCTATGGGTTATGGGCTGCAACCGGTGCCAATAGACAAAGCAAAGAATCTCGAACTCCATAAAAAACGCGTTAAGCAATTCTTATGTCTTGTGCTACAAATGGAAACAGAAAAAGACTACGATGACGTGCTAGAAATGACCGCCAGAGCAAAGCAAGAAATCATGAGCAGTGGTCTTTTCGATAGTGGATATTATACTGAAGATAGCCAAAAGTCCGCCCCCGAAACGATTAAAAGTAGAATTAGGCAAAGCGAATTGTATCAGTGGCAGGTGTTCATAGAAAATATGGTACTAGCCAGTAGAAACTTAGTAAATTTAGAATAAAACCTTCCCTTCTTAGAATTGTTTTAAAAATGCATTATAGGCATTTCTACAGCTAGCCTCTAGGCTGTATTTAGTTTTATGCCCTAGAACACTTTGTATTTTAGAAGTATCCGCCCAGATTTGTTCAACATCACCATCCCTTTTTGGACCAACAATAAATTTATGGTCTTTATCTGTAAATAAATCTTTATTAAGTTTATTCACAGTTTTAAAAGTTTCTAGAATAGTCTTAACACTAACCCCACGGCCAGTTCCCACATTGAATATTTCATAAACCCCGGTTTTATCTTTCAACCAATCCAAACATATCACATGAGCTCTAGCCAAATCATTAATATCTATAAAATCCCTAATACAACTTCCGTCGGGAGTATTATAAGTAGTTCCATGTAATTTAAATTCATGCTTTGGCCAATGAGTTACATATCTGCATAGTAATGGCATTAGGGCTTCTGCTGGAGCCACAGGATCTTCGCCAATTAAACCAGAAGGGTGAGCGCCGATAGGATTAAAATATCTCAGAATCACAATATTAATGTCAGGATTTGCTTTATAAAAATCTTCTAAAATTCTCTCACAAACTACTTTAGTATAACCATAAGGACTTTTTATTTCTCCTGTAGCGTCATTCTCTCTTATTGGATTAGCTGATACATCTCCGTATACTGTACAGCTAGATGAGAATACAAAATTTTTAATTTTATTGTCTTTAACATATTGTAAAATATCCAATAAACTATTAACATTATTTTCATAATATTTTAATGGATCCCTAACGCTTTCATTAACACTTTTATAAGCAGCAAAATGAATAACCCCATCAACAGAAGTTCTGTCAATGGGGATATCATTAAGATTTTTTGTCGATGTCTTGAAAAAACTTAGTTTAGGTGGATTTATCGTTTTTAAAAATTCTATCGTTTCATATTTAGAATTTCTTAGATCGTCTACAATAATAACATTATGATTATTTTCCAGCGCATATGCTGTTGTATGAGATCCTATGTACCCATTTCCACCAGTAACTAGAATTCTCATTCGCCACTTAATAACGGTTGAATGTTTTGATTCTTAGGTTTTCTTCCGCGTTTTTTCATAATACCCATTTGTCTCCTTTGTCTTCTAACCATATCACATGTGATATTGCTGCCAGTTATCTTACTTAGTTGAGAAGCGACTTGCTCGTCGCTATGCTCTCTAATATTTTCGTTAATAAAATTTAATTCTGCATCTGTCCATTTTTTATAGTTAGCCATTTTATTCTCCTTTTGGGGTATAACATAATGTATATTAGCCGATTTTACTATTTGTAAAGTAGACATTTTCTAAATTCTATCTATTATAGATAAACATAGGAGCATTAATATGAATAATGATAAGTTAAATGAGGCTACTTTTGCTTCTTCCACATTGAAAGTTGTGGCTTCTGAAGATATAGAACATTATGAAAATGTTGAGTCAAACAAAACTCTAGCAGAATTATTAGATGAAGAAAAAAAAGAAGAAGAATCAACCAAAAATAAATGAAGAAGAATTTATAGAAGTTATTAATAAAATTACTAAAAAATTAAGCTATAAATTTAAATTCGGTTATCATGATGTAGAGGATATGAAGCAGCAGGCCACTATTTTTGCTATAGAAGCTTTGGAAAAGTATGACCATAAAAGACCTTTAGAAAATTTTCTTTGGACTCATGTTAGAAACAGGTTGTTTAACTATAAAAGAGATAATTATCAACGTCCAGATAAGCCTTGTCTGACATGTCCTCTTTATGATCCAAAATTACAAAAATCTAATAGTGGATGTACTAAATTTGATGATAAGAGAGATTGCGATTTATATAGAGGCTGGGAGTCGAGAAATGAACGTAAAAAAAACTTAATGCAGCTATCTTATATTCATGATAATAATGAAACTTTGGATAACAACAATTTGTTAGATTCTATTTCAAATAAAGAAATAATAACAATTTTAGAAAACAATCTAACTTACGAATATCGTGAAATATATTTGAAATTAAAAAATGGGGAAAAAATCAAAAATAACGATATGAAAAAACTCAAAAAAGAAATACTAAATATATTAGAAAATGGCAAAAATACCTAAAAAACGTGGACAATTATCTTTAGAAGAAGAAAAATTTATTAAAGATAATATAACATCTCTATCTATAGAAGAAATAGCCGACTCTTTAAACAGAAGTACAAAGCCAATTAAAAGGTATATAGAAGAAAATCAATTATATAATACAGATAGTAAAGAAGAAAAAGATAATTTAAAATTAAAACTACATAGTAAAACTTTTTGGCCAGAAATTGTGCGTCAATTTGATGATTCTAGTGGCGAATTACAATATTTCGAAGATACTTGGATAGGTTTAATAAAACAGTTCAGAGAAGATGTTTTACCGGCAGAAGAGTTACAAATAAAACAATTTATAACTATAGACATTCTTATAAATAGAAGCATGAAAGAGCGTAAAAGGCATATTGCTGAAACTGAAAAATTACAAAAATTAGTAGACGCAGAATACAGCAAACCCGAAGAACAAAGAGATGTGCCTAAATTAGCCAATTTAGAAACACAGTTAAATTTTGCTAGAAATAGTATAGCTAGTTATACAAATGAATTTACAAAGTTATTAAATGAACAACAAAAAATTAGCAAAGATTTGAAAGCTACTAGAGAACAAAGAATAAAAAGAATAGAAGACGGTAAAAGTAGTTGGGTAGGATTAATACGCATGCTAGAAGACGAAGAAATTAGAGAAAAAGAAGGTAAAGAAATGGAAATTATGCGTATGGCCACAGAAAAAGCAAAAAATAATTTAATAGAATATCACGAATATCAAGATAAAACTGTAGACCAACCATTTTTGTTACCAGAATCAGTAATAGAAGAATAATGAGAAATTACAAAGATCCTCAATATATAAAATGGAGAAAAGCTGTATATACCAGAGATAATTTTTGTTGTCAGTGGCCTAACTGTAATTTTAGATCAAAACTTAATGCTCATCATATAAAAAAATGGAGCGACTATCCTGGATTAAGATATAATATTGATAATGGTATTACTTTATGTTATCAACATCACAAAATGATAAAAAATATGGAAACAGATTATGAGTACTTTTTTTTCAAAATAATAGCAAATAAAAATGGATAAAGACAATTTTACTATAATCGTAGATACTAGAGAGCAGCAGCCCTGGGTTTTTAAACATCATGCTACTGCTAATCAAAAGTTAGATACTGGTGATTATAGTATACAAGGTTACGAAGATATCATTTGCATAGAAAGAAAGCATAGTATTTCTGAATTTGTAAATAACATGACAGAAAAAAGATTTTCTAATGTTTTAGAACGTATGAGCTCTTATAAATATGCTTTTATAATTATGGAATTTGACTTTGATAGTGTAGTAAATTTCCCTTTGGGTTCTGACATACCAAAACGCATATGGAAAAATCTTAAAATAAATCCGGCTTATATAATTAAATATATTTCCGATATACAAGTAAAATACAAAATTAAAGTTTTGTTTTGTGGTTCTTCACATAATGCTGCAAAAATGGCTGTTTCTTTAATGAGAAGAGTTATAGAGAATAATAACACAGATGACTAAAGTAAAAACCAAATATGATGATGCTTGGTTAGATTTAGGAAACCTATCCGAATTGGTTATAGATAGTATACCCACTATACACAGAACAAAAGAAGATATAGAAAAACCAGATTTACACTTATTAAGACTTTTAAGAAATCCTAAATACTTTGGATCTACATGCAAATTGTTATTCAACATAGAATTACATCCGATACAAATAGCAATATTGCAGGAATTTTGGTATAGGCCCTTTCCTATGTTTATAGCTAGTAGAGGTTTTGGTAAAAGTTTTTTATTAGCATTATATTCCGTTTTAAAAGCTTCTTTAAACCCTGGAACAAAAATTGTGATAGTTGGTGCTGCTTTTAGGCAGAGTAAGGTTATTTTTGAATATATGGAAAATATATGGCGCAATAGCCCAATATTGCGTAGTATTTTTAGCGGTAATGATGATGGGCCTAGAAGAGATGTAGATAGATGTACACTTCGCCTTGGCGATAGTTGGGCTATGGCTATTCCAATGGGCGACGGTTCGAAAATCAGAGGCTTAAGAGCACATATTATAATAGCAGATGAATTCGCTTCTATTAGCCCAGACATATATGAAACTGTAGTTTCGGGCTTCGCTGCTGTAAGTGCTACACCTATTCAGAACGTTAAAGAACAGGCTAAAAAAAAGGCCATGATAGAAGCCGGTGTTTGGAATGAAGAGCTTGAAAGTCTTGAAAAAAAAATCGGCAATCAGGCAATAATATCCGGCACAGCGGATTATGCATTCAAGCATTTTTCACAATACTGGAATCGTTACAAATCAATAATATCTAGTAAAGGAAATCCAAATAAACTAAAAGAAATCTTTAATGGTGAAGTTCCTGAAAACTTTAATTGGAGAGATTATTCTGTTATAAGAGTACCTTATGAACTAATACCCAAAGGCTTCATGGATGATAGACAAATAGCTAGAGCTAAAGCCACTATCCACACAGGTATATATAATATGGAATATGCTGCTTGTTTTACAGCGGATAGTAGCGGATTCTTTAAAAGAAGTTTAATAGAGAGCTGCGTAGTATCAGAAAAAAAACCTATAGTTTTGCCAGATTCCGGAGAAATAATTTTTGATGCAGTAACAAGAGGCTCCCCGAATAAACAATATGTTTTTGGCATAGATCCAGCTTCAGAACAAGATAATTTTAGCGTAGTAATAATCGAATTAAATTCAGATCATAATAGAATAGTATTTTGTTGGACAACCAATAGGTCTAACTTTAAAGAAAAGCAAAAGTCTGGTATAACCAACGATCACGATTACTACTCTTTCTGCGCAAGAAAAATTAGAGATTTAATGAAAGTCTTTCCTTGTGTAGCAATTGGTATGGATGCTCAAGGTGGAGGCATATCTATCGAAGAAGCTTTACACGACCCTAATAAATTACAAGACAATGAACAGTTGATTTGGCCTATTATAGATTATGACAAAAGTAAAGATACAGATTCTCAACCAGGACTACATATATTAGAGATGATACAATTCGCTAAATCCGATTGGACAGCACAAGCCAATCATGGATTACGCAAGGACTTGGAAGATAAAGCTTTGCTTTTTCCGAGGTTTGATAATATTTCCTTAGGGCTATCCATAGAACAAGATAAAATAAATGCTTCAGATTTATCTAACAACAATTATTTATACGATAATATAACTGACTGTATTTTAGAAATAGAAGAATTAAAAAATGAATTAACCACAATAGTTATGACACAAACTAGTACTGGTCCAAATGCTAGAGACAGATGGGATACTCCAGAAATTAAAATGCCTAATGGTAAAAAGGGTAGACTGCGTAAAGACAGATATAGCTCTTTAATAATAGCTAATATGATAGCAAGAAAATTTCATAGACCTTCTATTAAAAACGAATATAATATTGTTGGAGGTAATCTAAGAAATATACCATCAAATTCTAATTCACAAGAGGAAGATCTTTATAAAGGGCCTGAGATGTTCACTAAAACTGTTAATAATAATAATATTTTTAAAGGTATATATAAATGAAGTACAATATACAGGATATTATACAATCTAATCCTATAGATATAGACAAAAAATCTGCTATAGCAATAATGTACGATGGATCTGAGAAGTATCAAGATTTCTTTGTCAATATTATAAAAACAATAAAGCATTTACATAATGTAAAATTAATTGTTTTTTGCAAAGAACATAACGAGCAATTAATTGACAAAATGTATTTAGTCAATAACAACTTATGTACAGATATTGATGTCGTTCATATAGAAAAACTATACAATCAGTATGAATACATACAAAAATATATTCATAAAGTAAATTTTTTCCAGTACATAAAACCATTTGTTTTAAAGTACATATTAGATAATAAAGATCACTACGACGTCGATAATTTATTATATCTCGACATAGATATATTACCTATGAGAAAATTGGATCTTATTTTTAATGATATATCTAATGATCCAATTTTTATAGAAGAATTAGGTTTAGACATAAATAAATATGGTTATAATATATATATCAATGATCACAGAGCTTATTCTTATTTTCCAGAAATATTAGAAGAAAATAAAATTAAATATCCCACTATGCCAGTAAATACCGGTGTTTTAGGATTTAAATTAGATAGACCTTTGGATTCATCTATAATTAACTTATGGTGTGATTTTACTATAAGGTGCATATCAAACAATCTTGGTCATAACGTTGTTAAATGGTGGGATCAAGGTATTTTCGTTCTTGTGTTGGAAGCAAAAGGTCTGTTGCATAAGGTTTCAAAAAACAAAAAATATAACCATACAGTTTATATTAAAGATAACAAAAATTTAGATTTATCAAAAGTCAACAGTAATTTAGTACATTTTATAGGTGATACCAAACCTGTTCTTAGTAGAGATTTGTATAATAACAAACTTAAAAAAACCATTCAGATATTTGTTTGCGGTCATAATGACGTTCAAAACGATCAATTTCATACTAGAAAATATTTTAATTTTGTGAATTTGAACAAACTATCATTTGATAATGAAATGTATTCTAATAATACTTTAAGTGAATCTCGTATATTTTTAACTTCAGAAAATATTTTCCCGCAAGATAAAGATATATTGGGTGTCATATCTGCTTCGTGGTATGACAAATATAATTATGGTTGTGTTGATAGTTTATATAATTGGCCTATTACTCCAATGATAGATGAACTTCGAGAGAATCAAGTAATTTGTGCTGGAATTTGTTCTGGGGCGGAAGCCCAACCAAAAGATCCCTTATTTAAGAAAAATTTTAACAAACACTTTAGACATGTTTATAGGTACACAAAAGATATTCAAAATATATTGCAGGATATAACTGGTCTTGCATATGACGGTATTTCACCAGCCCCTTATTCAAACCAAATCATAGCTCATAGATCTGTTTTTAATGAATATGCTAAATTTATGCGTAAAACCGTAAAAGATATAGTAGAAGCCTTTGGTATAGATTTTAAATTTTTTCCAATTAGCGTTAAACATAATGATACCTACGACAATAGACGTCCATTAGGTTATTTGGTTGAGGAAGCAGCCATGATATGGTGGTCAAACCAAAAACACATCAAGTATATCTCTATTGCTCAACCTCAACAATCATGGTATAAAAATAAACGACACCTAGGCAAATAAAAGGTAAAATTATGAAAAAAAAATTAATTATTTTAATATCCAGAAAAGACTACATTAAATTTGTAAAATCAAATTTAGAAAAACAATTTGATGCTTATGATGAATGTCGTTTATGGTTGAATACTAATAAAGAACAAGATTTTTATATTGATTATTTTAAAGATAACCAAAAGGTTAAAATAGTTGTTCCAGAAGAATCTAATCCTGATGTTATAGATCCTTTTGTAAATTTAAAGTTTTTCTATAAACAAGATGCTGTAGATGAGAATTCTGTATATATAAAACTTGACGATGATATACTTTGGGTAGAAGAAAATTTTATAGATAAATTATTTTCAGAAAGACTAAAACCTGAAAACGATAAATATTTTTTAATTTTGCCTTTAATTTTTAATAACGCTATAATAAGTAATATTTTAATGAGATTTGGTAAACTTCCCTGGGATAACAAATGTTGGTATAATCCACAGGATCCTATAGGTTGGGGAAGCGGTTATTTTGCTGAAAAATTACATAGAATGTTCTTGGATATGATTAAAGAAAATGCTTTAGATTCGTTAAAATTTAATAAATGGTTATTAGATCCAAAAGAGTTAGTTACTATAAATGCTATATCTTTTTTTGGTTCTGATATGAAAAATGTTGTTCCAACTTTGAATATGCATTCTGATGAATTTTATTTGTGTCATTATGGTCCGTCTATCTTGAATAAAAACAATATAATTGTAGGAAATAATATATGCTCACATTATGCCTTTTTCCCTCAAAAAAATTATTTAGATACAACTGATATATTGCAATTGTATGAAAATATAATATAGATATTATCTTTGTTTTCATCAACAAAATTAATCTCGTGTTGTATTCTTAAATTTTGTGTATATATTACTATTACAATACTAATGGAAAAGAATTATGAAACGTTATCCCAAAAGTGAATCTATCCAAAATGCAGAAATCAAAGATGAAACTGCATACATAACTTGGGGAGACGATGCTGATAGTAGACAAAAAGCATTAAACGAATCTTCAAAAGCCTTATCTGAATTTGATGTAATTTCTAGAACATCTGCTAATTCTAGATATAGAACAGATTTTTCAAATCTAGATACCGGTGTTTCCGGCAGGCCCGGTTTAACCAGATCTGATTATAACGTTTTTCGTCCGGATGAAGCTGTTCCAGAAAAGTTTAAAAATATAATTAAATCCGCTGATTCTATATATCATAAAGTTGGTTTAGTTAAAAATGTTATTGATTTGATGGGCGATTTCGCTTGTCAAGGTATCAGAATTTCTCATCCCAACAAAAGAATACAAAGATTTTACAGAAATTGGTTCGATAAAGTTAATGGGTATGATCGTAGCGAAAGATTTTTAAATAACTTATATCGAACGGGTAATGTTGTTATAAATAGACAAACAGCGAAAATAAGTTTAAAAGTAACTGATAAAATGTATAAAGCCTCTGCTTCTGCTGATATGATAGTTTCTTCGGATGAGCCAAATGTAGAGAAAAGAGAGATACCTTGGAAATATACTTTTATAGATCCTTCTTATGTCGACATTGTTGGCTCTGCCTTAGCATCATTTTCTGGTAATAAAATATATGCTATAACCATTCCTTCTCAGTTACGTAGAATTATAAATAAT